AATTTAAGATTTCATTTTGTATAGTGGGGATTACAATAGGATTACTAGAGACTACATTAGGACTACATTGGGAACTATGTAATGTCTTAGTGTGTCTCCATAAAGATTGGTATGATGATAATATTTTGTTGCATATTTTACATATATATTTCATAATAATATATTAGTGAGTAAATCTTTAAATATATACAAAAATGTCTTATCTTATAGAATGATGAGTGTGTATACACATAGCATACATAAAATGATGATGTCCCTTTTTTCTAAAAAAACTAATAAAAACTGAAATAAAAATCTTGCAAAAATATTCTTAATAAAAGTTGAAATAAATTATATAAGAATATAAATAATTAGTACTTAATAATGACTCTTAATTATATTGGTTCAAAAAAATCATTATTATCATTCTTAGAAATACCATTAAAAAATATTATAACCAAAAATAGTATATTATTAGATGGTTTTGCAGGAACAGGAATAGTCGGATCATATTTTCATAATAAATATAATAATATAACCATTGCAAATGATTTAGAATACTATAGTTATATTATTAATTATGCATCATTATGTGTTCCCTATTCTGATAAACTTAAAGACATTATTGAAATAATTAATAATAAAATAAATACATCATTACTAATTGATAATTATAATTTAATAACTAATAATTATTCACCTAAAGGCGATGATAAGAGAATGTTTTGGACTGAAGAGAATGCAACAAAATGTGATTATACTCGATATTTATTAGATAATATGTTAGAGGAAAAAGAAATTACAAATGAAGAACATAAATTTGTAATTGCATCATTATTATTGGCAATGGATAAAGTAGCAAATACTGCGAGTGTATATGGAGCTTATTTAAAAAAATTTAAAAAATCAGCATTAAAACCATTAGTATTACTTCCTATTCACACTAATAAGAAATTAAATAAAAATAATATTGTTCATAATAATGATATTAATTCAGAGCAAATATTAAATAATAAATATGATATTGTGTATTTGGATCCTCCCTATAATGAAAGACAATACAGTTCAAATTATCATCCATTAAATTATATTGCAATGTATAGTAAATCGGTTGAATTGTATGGAAAAACAGGTCTAATAAAGAATTATAATAAATCGCAATACTGTAATAAAAAATCTGCAATCGATAATCTTACAGATCTTGTTAATAATTTAAAAACCAAACATATTCTATTGTCATATAATAATGAGGGAATAATGGATATCAATAAAGTGAAACAACTATTAATAAATCAAGGAGATGTTATCCTCTATAAAAAAAAATATAAGAAATTCAAATCACAATCAGTTCAAGAAGATGAACAAGTGTATGAGTATCTGTTTCATTGTAGCAAATCAGAAAATAAAACATTCAAAGAAATTATTATAGATTAATCAGTTTTAATTTTAACACCCTTTCATTTAGACTATTATTTGATAAAATATATTTTAGTCTTTCAATATATTTAGATGGATCATACCAATAAGAATAACATTTATCTGAAAGTATTCTTTCCATTAATATTATTTCTTTTTCAAAACATTTTAATTGCATTATATTCAAACCTGAATATAATGCGCCAGTGTCTTTTTCTTTTTTAGAAACTTGTCTTTTTTGGAGATTACAATGAGTACAAAGAGGTTGGAAATCATCGTGTGTCTGTGTCTTGCTATCTAATACTCTCGTATCATCATAATTATCATTTTTATGATCGATCACTATTTCACTAGAAGAACCGCATACAATACAATTTTTATTTTTATAATGACCTTTAATATCTTTTCTAATCGGTCTAATGTCTTTTGTTTTTCTAATACTTAATACTTTAATCCCAATAATCCCAACATCCTGACCATCATATTCATCTTTAAATTTATTTATAGTATCTTCATAAGTTTTTATATCTTCATCACAATCAGTATATATTTTAGGTTTCTTAGTACCTTTATATATTACAATATAATTTAATTTCTTATCACACCATCTATCACCTATCCCATTATCACCCCAATCTAAATTAGAATGTTTTCTTATTTCATTGCGAGATAAAATGTTATTAAAGTTATTGGTTATCTTTTTTACTAAAGTTATTTTATCCATTGGAATAATAATTATCAGTTATTTAGATGTAGATTATTCAGTTTTTATATAATTATTTGGTACAAATAAGAAATCTGGGCCTATAATGTGTTCTATATCATAACCAATATCTAATAAATTTTTAAATAATTCTTTTGTATAATTTATATCTACTGATCCATAATGATCTTTCCAAGACTCTAATGTAATTATTGGTTTATATTTTTTTATTGTATTTATTCCTCCTTCTATTACTAAGGACTCATAACCTTCAACATCTATTTTTATAAAATCTAATTTATCTAAATTTAATGAGTCTATTGTGATAAGTTCAACATCTATATCTATTTGTGTTTTATTAATCCATGATGGTATTCCCATTGGATTATTATCTAATCCTACAGCACCCGGATTATTATCAGTTATCCACCCATATTTTGTAAATCCCATTTTATCACTAACTCCTTTTTTATATATAATTGCATTCTCAATATTATTTAATTTTATATTTTTACACAATATATCATATGTATGAGGCATTGGTTCAAACCCATATAATTTACTACATAAATTTGCTAATTTTATAGAATGTGTTCCTATAAAACACCCACACTCAATTACAATACTATCATTTTTAATGTATTTTTCAAAAATAGAATGTAAATGTGGTTCGTGTATATTATTTGATCTAATTGTCTGTGATATTTGACAATTATCAAATGTATGAAAATAATATATTTTATCTGGTGTATTTACACTATAAATATCATCTACCATTTGATTATTATATTATATTATATTATATTATATTATATTAATAAAATTTAAACACATCCTTCTATTTTCTAACTAAATAAAAATTGAAATAAAGATTATAAAAACAAATATACTTTATATAATTAGAATGATAACGCAAACGAAAATAGATGAACTTAATACAAGTACCTTTCATTATTTGCCAAAATTTTTAAATAAAGATGAAGAAAAATACTTATTTAATTATATGGAAGCTACTGAAGATTTTGTAGCCACTCCAAGCTATGCTACCAATATATCAAGATTACAAAAATGGATTCAATCTGATAAAAAATATTTTTGTCCGATGTGGAAAGATAGATTTCCTCAATGGGAGTCATTTGAAATAGATGATACTATACAGAATATTCAAAATAAAATACAACATTATATTAATACTATTGATACAACTGTAAAGATTCCACATATTAATAGTTGTCTAATTAATAAATATCCAAATGGGCAACATTTTATCGCTCCTCACAGAGATTCAGAAATATCTTTTGGTAAAGAACCTACTATTATAAATCTATCGATTGGAGCGACTAGGACTCTATTATTTGAAAATGAGAAGGAGACTTTTAGTTTTGATTTGGAAAGTGGATCACTCTTCGTAATGGGTGGTTCTAGTCAAAATTCTTATCTCCATTCTATTAAAAAATCTGATTGTAATAAAGTTAGATATTCATTGACTTTTCGCGAATTTATTTTATAAAAACTTAGTTTCTCTTAATATTATATAGTAAAAATTGATATAAATATATTTTAAACGGATATTAATATTTATTTATAATGATTGGATTTATAATTTTTATTACAATGATTATTATTGGATATTTTTTAACACAAAAATATGAGCTATACGATAGAGTTCCTAAAAATACATATAAAAGAAAATTTATTGAATTAACTAGATTTAGTAGAGATAAAGATAATATTAATATTGAAATTAAAAATGATCAAATAAGTAATTATAAAGATAATAAAACAGAAGAAGAGTCTGAAGTAAATTATGATGAATGGACACCGCTGAGTTTGCCATAAATTAATTTATTAATATTTAAACAAAAATATTTTATTATATCTTAATGATTAGAGTAAATAATTTTAATCTAAGTGATGAAGATATAAAGAGGAACAAAAATGTGAAAGATAAATATAATAAAATATTATTAGATTTTCTAAATAATAATGATACTGATTTTTCAGATTTTGATTTACAATTAATTTGTAAAACTTTATTTATAAAAAGCAATAAATATGTAAATTATTCTAATAATATTATATTTAAAAATAATGATGATAAACAAGTTTTATTTAATTTGATTTATAATAATACTATTGATAATATAGTTAACTATTTAGATAAGGATAATAATTATTATATTGATAAAATAAACTTTATGAAAAAACACGAAAAAAATACTATTAATTATGAAATTGTAGATGCTATTATGAATGATAAATATGAAGAATTAGTTAAATATAAAGAGTATTATAATAAACTAGTATATATATTTTTATATTATACCGGTATTCAAAGAAGATTAATAGAATTTTTACAAAATAAGAATAATATTACAACTTTTAAAGAATTTTCAGATCTAAAATTGGGAATGATATCAGACATGTTTATTAGATATAATGTTCATTATATGTACCACGCTATTAATATGAATAGGTTTGAAAACTATCATAGATACAAAGATAATTTTCAAAATGTATATAATAATAGAGCACAATATCAATGTACCGAAGAGCCAATATTTATAACTAAAGATAATAAAATTACAACTAATAAGTCAGAAAAGTCAGATAGAAATTTTACTACATTTGATTTTAAAATTTTCTTGAATCTTCCTGAAGATTTTATTGATAAATCATTATTTGTTGGTAATAAAAATGATTATATTAATAATAAATCTATCTATTTATATGGTCAATTCATATTGAATGAAAATAAAGAAATTCATATTATTCCTCATAATAATCAGGAAAGATTATATGGATTAGGGAATATTGCATTAAATCTAAAAGAGATGTTATATATGTTTGATTTAATGGCATATTGTTTATATTTATTAGATAATCCTAAAGCTTTTGATAATATTCTTAAAAAGATGCAATTAGTTGAAAAGAAAATTATTACTATTTGTTTATTTTATTATTTATACATTTTACTAATGCCTTATAAAGAAGGCAATGCATTTTGTGCGGAAGTTGCATTTCACTCATTATTAAAGAAATATGTAAATGCTGATCTGGTTATAAGTATGAATTCAAATATTATTTTAGATGTTGAAGCACTATTATTACCTTTCATATCATTTTATAATAATTGTTTCCAATCCGATGGAACTAAATATACACCATATTTTGTTCTAAATAAAAAGGAACATTCTTCTACAGCAAATGCTCCATCAACTGATAAGCCTGTCGCAAATGATACTATGGTGGTAAATAATGTAATTCCAAAAAAGATATTTACCACATGGGCCACTAATATTTTACCACCAAAAATGCAAGAGAGCTTTAATAGATTATGTGCTGATAATCACGAATTTGATTGCAAACTATATACTGATACAGATTGCTATAATTTTATAAAAAATAATTTTAGTGCATCAATACTAAAAACTTATGAAAAAATTATACCAGGTGCTTATAAAGCAGATCTTTGGAGATACTGTGTATTATATATATATGGTGGTGTTTATTTGGATATTAAATTTTGTACTGAGAATAATTTTAAATTAAAGAATCTATTAAATAAAGAATATTTTGTTCTAGATAAGTATCTTGATACAATTAAGCAACAATATATATATAATGGTTTTATAATAGCAAAACCTAGAAATCAAAAATTAGCAAAATGTATAAATCAAATTGTTAAAAATGTTAAAAATAATTATTATGGTGAAAATTGTCTGTCTCCTACAGGGCCAGGGCTATTAGATAGTTGTTTTACAGCTGCTGAAAAAGCTGAACTTGAATTAAAATTAAGCTGTACTCCCAATCCATTAATAAGTTATGATAATACAAATATTTTATATAAAAATAATATTATACTTACAACCTATAATGAGTATAGGTTAGAGCAAAGTGCTAATATGAAGACTGAACATTATGGGTCAGCTTGGGGTAAGAGAAATATATATAATAATGATCCTACAATTGTAGAACCATTAAAAACAGTAATTCAAGAACAACCTATAAATAATAAAATAACAAAAAAACTATTAGTTCGTGGATGGCGTAATATAAACCATTCATACGCTTTAATCAATCAATTTCAACTATTAGAATTAGTTAAACAGAAAGAATTGGGCTTATATCATGAGGATCTTCCTTATTTTGTTGATTTCTGGTCTGCAACTACTAATAATTCTGGTTTAGATAATACTAGCAAAAATACAATAAATAATATTTCAACATATAATAATGAGAAAGTAGATACTATATTAAATATAACTACAAAATATAAATTATCTAATAATTATTCAAAAAATATTAATTTTATTGTTCTAGAATTTGGTCTAGAAAAAACTTCAATAGGTGATAATAAACCAGAAGATTTTACTAAAGATAATAATTATGTAATAACACCATCAACATGGTGTAAAAATAAATTAATTGAATCTGGTTTAGATGATAATAAAATATACATTATTCCACATGGTGTTGATACCAATATATTTAAACCACTATCGACAAATATAAAAGCTAACTTGAAAAATAAATTAAATATACCAAAGGATGATTATGTATTCTTAAATATTGGAGGTCCTTTTCATAATAAAGGATTGGACATATTATTAAATGCTTTTGGTAAAGTATTATTACTAAATAATAATTGTAAATTAATATTAAAATACAATGAAGATTTATATAGAATATCATTAAATAATTATATTAGTTCTATTATAAAAGATGATCAATTAAGAAAAAAAATTATTGATAATACTATAATAATTAATAAGACATTAACATTAAGTGAATTAAATGAATTATATAATTCTGTTGATCTATATGTATCATCGTATAGAGGTGAAGGGTTTAATATTCCTGTATTAGAAGCAATTGCAACTGGTTTAAATGTATTAGTTACAGAAGGAGGATCTACAGATGATTTTATTTTACCTGAACAAACTACAAAAATAAGAGCTGAAAGGAAATTATTAGATAATAATGATGCAGTATCATATTACTTAGAACCCATATTAGATGATTTGGTTATTAAAATGTTATATAAAAGTAAAGAAAAACAAACGCTAAATACTGATATTTTAAATAAACATATGAAGAAATATTCATGGGAAAGTGTTGTAAAACAATTAATGGAGGTTCTATAATGAGACAGTCTTCTTTTGTTCAACTGCAAAAAATTGAATAAGTAAATTATTATATTAATTATATAATTAATATAATAAATGTTAGCTCTTCCTTCTGATGATGAATTGTCAAAACTCACTATATTTCCATTTAATGAGAATACAATTATTGAATTAAAAAGGAATTTTTGCGAAGATAAATTAGAAAGTACAATTTGTTCGCTTCTAAATAATGGTTATGGGATTGGTCATATAATTTGCGGTGTGGATGACGATGGTATTATAATGGGTGTCGATAGATCAAGAAAAGAAATAGATACCTATATATTAAAAATTGATGAAATTTTTCACCACAGTAAAATAGTATCATCTGAATATAAACCTCTAAAACCTCATAATATTATTGTACGAATAATTAACTGTCGTTCAAATAAACCATTAATTATTATTACAGTTAATGCTGATACAAACACTAATTATCAATTACTTAATGGTGAAATATATTATAGAGCAAATGCTTCCAATTATAAGATAAAAAATATGAGATTATTTACAGAACTTGATGTTAAAAATAAAATAAGACAGATAAGAAATGATACTGTTATTGAATTTCAAAAAATTATTTCTAATATGCAAAAAGAACATATAAAACAAATATACAATCTTACAATGGAAAGAGATATAAATTATAATTTACTTTCTAATAAGATAATTCAAGAAAAAAATAAAATTGAAAAAAAAAATAAACCATTTATGTGCTCATTAATTTGTTTTAGTATGTTTATCCATTAATACCGCTTACAAATTAGTTTATTATTATCTGTTTTATAAGAATTCCTATTATAAAATAATTCACAATCAACTGCAGACTCTTTTAACATCAATTCAAACTGTTCAATTAATTTATTTTTTTGTTTTGCTAACGACCATACATATTGATCTATTGTTTTAACATTAGAATAAGTTGCAAGATATAAATATACTTGCACAAATCTTTTATTTTTTGGTACATCTTTATGAGAGCAAAATCTAACAGCACGACCCATTATTTGTAATAACCTTGACATATTCCAATAAGGTTCTAATATATGCACTTGCTCAACACGTAATAATGATACTCCTTCTTTTATAGAAGGGGTACCTAAAATTATTTTTATTTTTGATCCATTATAATTATCATATTGATTGAATGTGTATTTTAATTGTTCTTTCATATGATGTGGTTCATCTCCAGACCAAATTGCGTATGTCTTTTCACCTTCCCCAAAATCTTTATAATTTTTCCATCCATGATAATTTAAAAATTCTACTAAACATTTGATTCCACCATAATCTTTAAAATTTGAATATATAAATACAGGACCTTCTGCTAATTTAATTTTTTTAAGAATTTTATAAAATTTAATAGAATATTTACCGATATTTGATAATAACAATGCATCGTCTCTGAATGAACTGAATCCAATCTCGCCAATACTTTTATTTGGAAATGCAATATTGGATATCATTCTTGGACCTAGAAAGAAATTTTGTGGTAGATTTAGTATATCAACATTCTTAAATGATCCTTTTATATTTTTCTCATCTGAACTTAAACTAGTCAAATAACTTTTATAATGAAAATCACTCATTTTACATTTGACTACTTTAAATTCTAATTTGGGATATGCTTTTGGTGGAGCGCCTCTATAATAAGAAACATGATATCTTATCTTATCAATAAAATCATTCTTATTTATAATATTGTATTCTAATCCATCTGTATTATTAAACGTTTCAATATATTGTTGATTGAATTTATTTATATTAAAATAATTATCTGTTTTTAATAAATTTAATGTAAGAGCAATTTCAATTGGACGATCAAACATTGGTGTTGCACTTAATAATAGTATTTTTAAACTTTCATTAGAACTTTCTATAACTTTTTTCAATAATTTATAAAAAGTTCCATTCATTGATATCATATTCTGTACTTCGTCTATTATTAATAAAGTGTTATTTAATTTTTTAATTTTTTCTTCTTGTATCAATGCAATAAATTTATGATATGAGTGAATTTTATAATATTTTTTTATTCTATTTTCACCTTTTTCTAATAATTCTTTAAACTTTGTATCATCTGGTTTTAATCCTTTTAATTCTTTCCTTTCTTTAATTTTCATATAATTATCACCAGCACATTCAGACATTAATTCATTTTTAAAGTTTCCTATTAATGCGGCAGGTAATACTACCATTATATTCATTTTATGTTTAAATTCTTCTGCCACAGATATTGCAGTACAAGTTTTACCAGCACCAATTTGATGATATACTAACATTCCTCTAATATCATTTTTATTCCAAGGACTATTTTTAGATTTTAATAATT